GATAAAAAATACACTTGCCCCAGGAATAACTGTATACAAAATGGATCCATCTGATATTGTAAAAAGCTTGCATAAGCTAGACAGATTTGATTGGGTGTCAGAATATGTTGTTGATGCAAATGACGGAAACAAGGCCTTGGATGACTCTTATAGGAATACAAAATCAATAGACATACCAGTTGCATATAAAGAATTAGAGACAGAAGAAATAAAATTCTTTTCAGACTTATTTAATGAAAAGTTTTCTATCATTGAAAAAGATTATGAAGAAGACTACTATATTAAATTTAAGGTTCATCAGCCATACAAAATATTAAGATATGAGCAAGGCGGCAAATTTGATTTACACATAGACGATGCTGGAGCTACATTTAGAAGAGCATCTACAGTATTTTATTTAAACGATAATTATGAGGGAGGGGAAATTGAGTTCCCTTCATTTAACATTAAATACAAACCAGAGGCAGGGGACTTTATAATGTTTCCATCTTCATATGCATATAGACACAAGGTAAACCCAGTACTTTCTGGGATTAGATATTCGATTGCGAGTTGGCTAAGATGATAATAAATGATTTACAGGCACCTAAGTGTAGGGTAATAAAAAACTTTATATCAAAAGAAGAATGTGACTGGTTAATTAAATATTCAGAGGAGTCTGGACTATGGTCAAAACACAACAGGCAAAGACATACATTTAAAACAGAAGAAGACTATAAATCAGCGGCGGACCATTGGGACAACAGAAGAATAGAGATAAATGAACTATACAGAGAAGGTATGGAAAAATACAAAGATTTGTTTAGGTTTGTAGTACCAATTCAAGAAAGAATGGAAGAGCAAGTAAAAGATTTTTTTAATCCAGATTTTGAGATATATAGCGAACTTTGGGAAATTGTAAAGTGGTATTATCCACATCTGCAAGAGCCACATGTAGACTTTATTGATCCAGATTTTGATATATCGTCTATAGACATAGACTCTGTTCCAGAACAATGCAAATACTTCTTTGATGAAAAAAATATATCAGAATATAAAAGGCTTTTTACAAACAAGATATACACCTCAATGCTTTATCTAAACGATAATTTTGAAGGAGGAGAACTTTTCTTCCCACAGCATAATGAATATTCAATTAAGCCAGAAGCAGGAATGCTTTTAGTATTTAGCGGCGACATTAATACAATGCATGGTATTAGACAGATAGAGTCTGGGAATAGATACACACACACTACATTTTGGACTAAAGATCTATACAAGTCAAGCTTGGTAGCTATTGATAAAAAGAAAAATAAATTTAATATAAATACAATCATTGACTAATGAATTGATATTATATATAATATAAACAAGGAGATAAAATGAATCAACCAGAGATATTAGCACCAGGAGTTTTGGTGTACAGAGATACATTTAGCAAAGACATGAATCTAATAAATAGACTAGAAGAATGTCTGTCTTCTGATCCAAATGCAGAAGGAGTTGGGTATTCAGACTCTCCACACTCTACATACAAGTGGAAGCAAGCGACTACTGGATATGCCAATAATGATTTAAAGTATAGAGATGCTTTCGATTTTAAAATTAAAAAGAACAATGAAAATGATGAAGGTAAAAGCCCAGACCAAATAAAACTAGAAAAAATTTGGGAAGACTCCAAGAATGCTCAGTTGGGGCCAGTTGAAGATTACAGACAAAAATTTAATGTTGCTCCTTTAAAATATTGGGAATCTTTTAACTTTGTTAAATACGGTCCAGGGCAACATTTTCAGGTACACTCAGATCATGGATATTCATACATATGCGTACTGTCCTCAGTTGGATATATAAACGATGACTACGAAGGTGGAGAACTTTACTTTGATAAGTTTAACTTAAAGATAAAGCCAAAAGCAGGAGACCTTTATCTTTTCCCATCAACATATTTATTTTCACATGCGTCACTTCCAGTTACAGAAGGAACAAAATATTCGATAGTAACAATGCTTGATTATTTAGAGGCACCTCATACACCAGATTACAGAGAAATAGAAAAAAGGTATACTGACGGCTATGCCTAAAATAAATGTTTACAAGACAGGTGTTAGCCCAGCCAAGATTGAGCAGATTTCTGTAAAAAGAGATTGGATGGATAAGACTGCAGACAGGCATGCATACAACTGTTTCCCCGTAAGCCTTTCTAATACTCTAGGCTGGGGCATATCTTTTCCAGAAGACATATCATTTATTTGGGACGGAATTTCAGATAGCTCCCCAGATCACGTGAAGATCCTCTCTGGAGAACAGTATTGCAATTCAAATAGGTCTAATGGAACAGTTAGCTTTATAACAGGATTAACATTTAAAACAGATGAGGATATAACAACTTTAATAATGCCTCCGCCTAATCACTTTATTGACGGCGCACAATCTTTTACTACTTTGCTATCAACATCTTTTTTTTCAGGTGAGATCCCTTGTGTTTGGAGAATTACGTCTCCAGGAAAAGTCATAACAATAAAAGCAGGAACTCCAGTTGCCAGCATAATTCCAATATCTTTGTCAGGCCTAAATCAATTTGAAGTAGACCTTTACAACGGATCTGGCTATGTAGGATCGCCTTTTGATGGAAGAAGGTACGGAATGACAGTTGATAAAATTAATGCCTCTGGGAATTGGGCAGGGTTTTATAGGAATGCAACAGATCATGAAGGCAACAAAATTGGGCAGCATGAGATTAAAGCGCTAAGGTTAAAAACTAATGACAAATAAAATTACATTTCATTCTAACAGGCTGTACAATATAATCAGTGAAGAATACTATCCCAAGTCTGCAAAAAATGTAACTCCTGAATGGTTTAAGCAGGCAGATAAATTTGAGCTAAATAAACAAACAGGAGAGTATTGGCCAAATGCAGAAGGAGGGCTTGTAAGAAGCTTTAAGTCCTGTCCAGGCCTACTTGATATTTTTATTACAGGATATTTTTATGTTACCCCTTGCGATATTGTTTTTAGTAAATTGGAAAACGGAGATGTTATAGCAACTCCAGAGCCAGGGTATGAAGATTTTGTTGGTAACAGAGCACCTATGAATGAATTCCCAGTTCCACACGGATACCTAGATAGACACTTCCACTGGTATCCAAATTGGGCCCCAGAAGTTCCAGATGGGTATAGCGTATTGTATGTTAACCCAATCAATAGGTTTGATTTACCGTTTATAACCACCTCTGCTATAATAGATAATGACAAGATGAATACTCCAGGATTAATCCCATTTTTTTTACGAGATAATTTTGAGGGAAAGATTCCAAAAGGAACTCCATACCTTCAGCTTATACCTTACAAAAGAGAAGATTGGAAAATGGAGCCAAAGTTTCACGACATGGCTTCGTTGCAAGAAAGACATAATGCACAAGCAAAAAAATTTAGAACTAAAGACGGCGGGGCATATAAGCAAACCGTACGATCTCTTAAGAAATATGAATAGGTGAAAAATGGAATATACAAAGAGAGCTAGATATGCAAGAGAAACTATAACCCCTTCAGGGCATTTTGGCAACTCCCCAGACAATGTGGTTGAGCTAGAGAATATGGTCACCACAGAAGAGCAAGAGTATTTATTAAATTTTGCCAGAAACAATACAACATGGGACGTTACAGAATCTCAATGGAATGAAAATGGAAATATTATATATGACCATAGAGTCTGGGAAGATAGGGTAGCAACAATGAACACTCTATTGAAAGCTGACCCAACAGGCGAAGTTGTAGCAATCCTTGATCGTGTAATTGAAAGAATGACTCCACACATTAAGAATAAGTTTCAGGTTGAAGTTAAGCCGACAGATGCTGCCATAGTAAGGTGGCCAGTTGGTGCCATGCAATTTCCACATGCAGATAAAGAATTGCATGAAGGGCCAGATGCAGGAACACCAAATGAATTCCCTTGGTATGACCTAGGAACTGTTTTCTATTTAAACGAAGACTATGAAGGTGGAGAACTGTTTTTCCCACTTCAAAATAT